TGCTACCATCACAAGAAGTAGCCATTGGCTTAATATTTGATAAAGTACCTACTGCATTTTGAAATTCAGTACTTGTTGCTAATTCATATACAGATGCATAAGAAGATGATAAAAAGTAGTTAAATGTATATTGAATTAATCCAGTTTGAACAGATGGTGTACCACCACTAAATTGACCATGTTGTACTGTAAATTCAATTGATATGGATGACCCAGCAACTAATGAAGCATCAGTTAGGTCAATCTCAATAACAGAATCAGTAGCAGTTATAGGTCCATCTATGTTATAGGAACCATTGCTCTTAGATACTGTTAAATCATCAAGACCAATTACAGAAGACTGCAATGAAGCTATATATGTTAGTTGAACTGGCTGATTACTATCAGTAACCAAGTCATATCCTTCAGTATAGTTTCCATACATCAATCTATTACCCATAATAGTTTGGGCTTTAGCTAACAATGGAACATTATCATATAGTCTTAATAATTCTGATTCTGGAAGCACTGTAAATATTTTACTACTTACAAACTCATAATCTATTTCAGTATTATCAGGTATACCCTTGTCTTTTTTATTTAACTTCTCAATAACCTTGATTACGCTAGTGCTCATATCCTTGAACAATAGCTCAATAGACTTAACTAAGCTACCACCAGAATTATATGTGATTGTAGCCTTATTGAACGCATTTATCATGCCTTCATTTAAGTTGCTATCTATGCTTAAGTCAAATGGTAATGGCTGAAATGCCGGATCAGAAAATTGAGATATGGCAGAATATTCGCCATCCTCATATCTATATCTATAAGCAAATGATATGAATCTAAAATCTAAAAAGTTCTCTTGTGTAGCAGAATTAGAAAGAGCTACTGTTGGCGATTGCGCTGGTGGTCTCTTAATAACTAATATAGACTCATTTGTAAATTGGTCGATATTACCTGATGGTAAATTGTATCTTCTTAAATTATTGATGAATCTTGGCTGATTGTAATTATCAGTAAAGTATATCAATACCTCATCGTTATTACCAGTCTTAACTAAGTTAACACCAGTAATCAAATAATCAGGGCTGAAGTTTAATGTTGTTCTTGCGTTATTACCATCATCAATGCTAACTACATGATATGTCAATATGTTGTTTAGCATATTGTAAGACACAATCATGTCTAATTTACCAGTTGCTCCTACGGTAAATGTAGGATCGTGTACAAACCAATATACAGTCTCTGCTTCGCTATCTTCAACAGCACCTATACATCTAGCATTATTGCTCAATGGAGTGCCGTCTATATATCTTAAAGTGGTTAATCTTTCGTTACCTTTACTATTTTCAATTACCCCAATTTCGCTCTGTTCAGTAGAGCCCATTCGAATATTTAAGGCATCAATATACTCACCATTGGGAACAAGTCGCTCATCAACGACTTTATTCATTTTCCCTAATACAAAGTTTCTAGTTAGATTAGCCATATTTTATTTTATCCACTTATCACGACCACGCATAGCCATTAATAACCTGCTTGGGTGAATGTTGCTCATTCTAATTTTAGCATTTCTCAATAAAGCACCACGCTCTTTTCTAGCTCTTGCTACTATATATTCTTGTACGCCTAGCTTAGAGTTTAGTATTTCATAATTGATATATGCGTATATATACTTTTCAAATAACTTATTTACAAATACTTGAGAGTCATCTCCTCCTTCCATGCCGTCAGAAATGTACTCTAATATACAAATCTTATTCGCCATATCTGAATTGAAGTTAATAACACCCTTCTTTTTATCAATAGCAAATGTAGGATTCATATTCGCAGTAGATGTGTTTAATCCAAATCTAGCTCCTAAAGCATAGTCAAAATACCACATCCCATCAATATTCCATCCCTCAAGACCATCAAACATATTACCGGGGTTTAGGTATATATCCTTCTTTGTCCCTTTTAATCTGTCCATGTCTATATTTGAGTTTTCTGGCTTTAGAATATTGCCATTTACATCAAACAATATATTGCCTTTATTATCCTGCAAATAAGCGTTAGAAGATAAGACTTGGATGTTCTCAGTCATTGGTCTCAAATACCCATCTTGGTATAAAGACACTCTTACCCAATTCACAAAATCAGGAGGCAATACAAAACGCAAACTTTCAGTTACATCAAGTTCTAAAACTTTTATCTCTTTGAATGCGTCATAGTTTAACTCTTGTATACCACGCTTTGCATGAAAGATAATCTTATATCTGTCTTCATTATTTACTAATGAATTATTTCCAGTATACATCAACTGAAAATTATTTACAATGTCATACAAACTAACATATTGGTATGAACCCCAATTTGAATCTTCTGGAGCCACCCCATCGTTTGTATAATATTTATATTCTGATAAATATGCCATTATTTAGTGGTTTGCGTTTGTGATTGTTCTAATTCTTCTCTCTTAGCAAATGTGTATACATCAGCTTCACGAATAGATATACCAGAATACTGTAATATCTTAGTTATCAATTTATATTCATCCTCAAGAGGCAATTCAAAATCTTTGTAGTCAGATTGAGTTTGGTCGAAAGCAGGTTCCCCACTTACTAAAGTTATATAAGTCCATTTAGGATCTGATGGATATCTAAAATATTGAGCCCATACTTGACCTGCTGAACTTATAGTTTTAGGATAGACCTTTAAAGTAGTATTGTTTTGAACGTATATAGGATACTTGTTACTTGGAGATGTCAATAGGGATTGCTTAAGCATATCAATTCTATTGTGGTTTACCTTCTCAGATTCACTAACAGTGCTTTCATCGTAAATAGAATATGTATCACCTATGCTTGTGAATATGTCAACCGATAAAAATAAAGTTGTAGCACTAGTAATTTGAAGTACAACTGCAACATCACCAGTGGTATCATTAGCTACTATGTCATCTTCCTCTATGCCATCTGCTATGAAGTTAGCTGCTGAATCAATTAGAAAACCGGTCGATATACCTGTGTTGGTTGCGGTAGATAACTTATCAGTATAGCAACTAACCTTATTTAACAAGTAATAATCATCACCAGTAGTTACAATAGATGGTAAAAAATAATTACTACCACCACTCCTAGTTAAATGAGATACTCTTGAGAATACCTCCATTGCCTCCTCAATGGCTTTCAATTCATCACCATACTCAGAACCAGACCTACGGACGTTCTGCATATTGATGATATCATTATACTTAGAAAAATAATCTTCAAATATCTCTAATTGCGCCTGCTTGGCAAACAAATTGAAATCGGATGGCGATATGTAACCGTAGTTATTTTTATTCAATATAGACAGTACGGTGTTCCTTACAGAATTTATCATTACATCTTGTTTTGTACAAAGATAAATAAAAAAAAAGAGGGAGCACTTAACTCCCTCTAAACACTAAAATTAAACTATGCTAAATTATTCGGAATCTAATAGCCCTTCTAATAATTGTAAAGAATCAATACCTTCATCGCTCTTTAGGAATAAAGAAACCATCATGTATGGGTCCTCTCCATAAGGGATGTTAATCATCTTCTTCTTATTTGATTTGGTATTATACCAAACCTCTTTATTGCTATTTCTGAATGTCAATAAACCTTCTTCAAAGAATCTATGTACATTGGCTTCCATCTCTAAAGTTGGGTCATTAACCATATCCATAAATTCTTGAGGGTTTCTCTTTGCAAACATCATAACATCTCGCTTCAATTCTGCTGTGGTAAAGTTCAATGGATCAATACCAAAAAGAACACGAGCGACATTTTCTAATTTATGAATGTCAAGCGACTTAGCTAAAACCAATGCATCAATTTCACTAGCAATGGTTTGTACTTCAGTTTCAGCATCTCTCTCATAGTTAACTTCCTCATAAACAACTCCGTTCATAGGATGATAATGTAAGAATGCTTGTAATACTGGGTTTTGCTTTGGAACTCTTAACATTCCATTTTCAAAGATAACAGGATCAACGATAGCATTACCATCTTGCTCATCTTCAAATGGGCTTTTTTGGTTTACTGCATAACGCAATGGTCTGTTAGAATTTGTAGTCTCATCGTAATGCAACAATGGGAATCTCTTCGTACTCCTAGATGGGAGTATAAACGATAAAGGTGACGAGTTCTTCAAACGGTACACCTTATCTCCTGGTCTTGTATTTAATTTCATATTGGATTTGATTTTTAAAAAAAGGGGGGACGGGTATCCCCCCTATCTAATTAAACAATGAAACAGCTCCTATTATGCACCGTAACGGAACAAGAAGAAGTTGTTAGCACCTAATGTACATACGCAACGCTCAGACAAGAAGTTAACTTCCATAGCGTCTAAATCGCTAGTAGCAGCACCACCGGCAGAACCAGTAATCCAAGTCTTGTAGCGACGATCCTCAGTCTCAGAAGCACGGTAACGTACGTGTAAGAAAGGACGCTTTGCGTTTTTACCCATGATTTGGTCGTAAACAGTTGTAGAACCAGCAGGAACCAACATACCGTTAACTACGTTAGCAGTGTTAGCACCAGCCCAACCTGCACCACCGTTGTAAAGGTCACCACGCATGGTAGGGTCGTTCAAGTATTTCCAATCTGTTTTGTAGAAATCATAACCTCTACGGAATCCAGAGAAACCAAGATTCAAGGCCATGTTCATGTCGTTGTCGAATAAACCATAAGAAGTACCGTTCGCAGAAGTTTGAGCAGCACCGTTAAGTTCAGCCAACATATCGTCAATAGCGAAGCTAGCATCACGATTCAAGAACAATACGTTCTCTTCGATAGCTCCTTGCTTGTCAAGACGCTTGATGATGTTATCGAAATCAGCTAAAGTTTCAGGAGTTCCACCACCAAATACATTACCACGGCTGTTCACAGCGTAGAATACACCTTCAGAACCTTTGTTACCATAGTCAGTGTTAGCAGCAGCACCAGAACCAGATTCAGCAGGAACAGCTTCAATCATTGCAGTCTCTAAGTAGTCTTCGAAACGTAAACGAGTCTCATGCTCAGACTTCAAGTACCACAAGTAACCAGTAGCTCCATTTTCAGTAGTTACTTCTACCCATCCGATTTGAGCCATGTCAGAACCAGATACAGAGTACTTATCCTTAAGGATGATAGGATTGTTCTCGAAGATTTCATCGTTAGCTTCTAAAGAACCTTCCATTCCGTTAGAACCTTTCTTGAACTCAGAACCGTAAACGAAGATAGTGAAAGTGTTACCAGCGTTACCGTTAGTGATACCAGATGCTTCGTAGAAAGCAACATTAATAGTTCCAGCAGCAGTGTCAACAGCAGTTACAATAGCTTTGTTTTGAGTTACAGTACCAGTTGGTCCAACATTAGGAGTAACCATAATGGTTTGTCCCTTACGGATTGCAATAGCACCAGCAGTCAAACCAATTGTAGCACGGTTTGGATCTAAAGTGTCATTGATTGTAAAAGTAGCAGTGTCAGCGTTAGTCAATACAGTTGTAGTACAGTTGGTGTACTTAACGTGCAAACGACCTTGCTCTGCCCACTTAATTAAATCAGAGTTTGAAGGCATCTCCGCTCCTACCATACGTAAGAATGAAGATACAGTACGATTACCGTAACGCTCAAATTCTTTCTCGTAGGTATCAGGAAGATACTGATTCAAGAAATTGAAATCGGTAATATAGTTAGTCGATAATGCTACCTGTTGCGCAGACGGCTGCAACTGATAGCCAGGTGTACTTAATACAGACATTTTTTTGTTTTTTTATTTTTTGTTTTAGTTTTTGTTTTTACTGCGAATTTTCAAGCCCCTACCAGAGTCAGGATTCACAGACCTAACCTGCACTCCGTTTTTGCTTACAACTTCTGGCGTTCTGCGTTCTGACATGTCGATGTTTTTTATCTTTTTATTTACATCTTCCGTAGCCGCTGCTGCACCTTGTTCATAAAAGAACTTTGCAAACCTTTCGGGGTTCATCGCTATAGCTAAACTCTTGTGGTATCCAACTGCATCCTTAATCATTCCACTATCATCCAAATACTTCTGTACG